CGCCAAGAAGTGCGCTTGGGTTTATAGTGTTGCTTGTTGCAACTTGAAGTAAATTGGCGGCGGCTGCGGCTGTCTTTAGGTCTGAGCTTCCGGCAAGGTCGGCAAGCGAATTTAGAAAGGCTGCGCCGTTTCCGTTTTCAAAGGCGGTAGCTGCATTAGCTAGTTGCACGGCTGTTGTCACGCCAGATGGCAGCGTTACCCCGGCTTGCCTTGCGCCAGATATGCCGGCATTGAGTACGCCTGCTATGTTGCCTTTTGTGGCCGCATCTAACCCGCCTATAACGGTTGATGCCAGCCTTGTATTGGCTACAGTGTTTTGCAAATCAAGCAACTGACTTGCGTTAATAGCGTCACCTGAAGCCCCGGCAGCCTGCAATGTGGCGGCGTCAGCCCCAGCAAATGATCCGGCTGCGTTTAAACCGCTAAGTATTGCCCCGGTTGTATTGCCTTGGCCTAACTGATATGCGGAGTTAAACGCCTGACCATAAGGGCCAAGAAGCGCCAAGCCAAACTGTCCAACAGGTGAATTTATTAACCCCGCAAACGCGCCGGGGCCTTTAAGCGCCTTATATTGCTCCTCAGTCATGTAGCTTGTTACCGGAGCTTCATGTGGCTCTACGCCAGTGCTAAATACGGGCGCGTGTACTGCAACATACCTTTTGCCGTCTGGCCCTGTGACATATGAAAAAGTTTCTACGGTGTCCGGATTCCGGTACCAAACGCCGTCATTCTGGTCGTACAAATAAAGCGAAGTTCCATCCGAAACCGATCCCTTACGCCCTACTTCAAGATCATCTCCGGCAGACCCCAAGTCTACTGTCGGCCAGCCCCCCCCGATGTACAGCGCAGCATTTTGCGCAGCAATTGCCGCATCCTCTTCCTGCGATGTTTTGAACAGAGAGTCTTCTGCATTCCACACTCTCGGGACGTACTCTCTGTCCTCGCCATACCCAGACCAGTAACCGCCAGTCCATGATGACGTTATGGGTGCTGTTGCCGCTGTGCTGGTATTTGATACCGCCGTGGTATTGGCACCAGTGGCTGCATCTCTTTGAGCCATCGCTGTTGGGCCAGCGACCGTGCTGGAATCTTGCAGCCCAGCGCCTTGCAGGGTGCTAATAACGTCGGTCGACGCGGCTGCGGTTGGCACGCTAGAAACTTCAGTGCCTTGCGGGTCAAAAATTCGACCGTCAGCAATCTGGACATAACCATTGCCTAAGTCGGTTACGTTTGCGGCAGCTTCGGCCCGCTGAGCGGCGTAACCAAGCTCTGCCTCAGCGTCAGACGCAAGTCGTTTGCGCTCTACCTCTTCTGGCGAGTCAAACCCCGCGCCCGTAACTTTGACGCCGGGATTTTGATTAAAGAGATTAAAGTAGTCTGTAATCCCCTTGCTATCCAACCCCTGCTGCTGAAGGATGGACGACAAAGTGTCTACCGTTGCTTTGCCGCCCTCAACCCGGTCGTAGTACGAGCTTAAGTCAAGGGGCGATGGGGCAGTTGCATTTTGCAACCCCGCATTTTGCAAATTTTCTAAAACGTCAAGCTCTATTGGCATATCTTTATCCAACTTTCCAGTTTGTTCCGTCGGAATATACAGGCACAGCCACTGCCCCTCCAGTCACCACGGTTGCCCCAAATGCTGGGGCCAGTGCGTCCGTTACAAATGCTCTTGCGCCCAAACCTGAAGTTACTGCGCTGGGCAGTGTAGCTACCGTGTAGTTGGTCAAGGCGGGCACTATGTCGGCAGCCTTCAACTGGTTAAAAGTTGAGTCAATTACGTTGAAATACAAGCGCAACACGTTGTTGAGTTGATCTTGGTATTGCCGATTGTAGTTATCCATAGCTGTCGGCAGGTTGGGCGCAATGGGCTGCCCAAGAACAAACTCTGAAGTTACTATTTTCATATTTATCTCCTGCCATCAGGTTTGATGTCGATTCGCGGCGCACCAAGCTGCCATGTTGTGCCAAGCCGGTCGGACTCCACCTTAAAGATGATCTGCCGGCCACGAACCCGTATATACACCTGCCCCGTAAACTCTTCAATTGGAGCTGTGGCAATACGCTGAATAGAGGCGCTGCTGGTGCCGTTTGTAGACAGTGGGTCGTTAAACCCTGAGCCCGAGTTCTGCATTGGGATTAGCGTCATGGTGCACTGGGGTGTTAAAGCGCCAGTAGAGTTTCTGAACGTCAAGTCTGGGAGAACACGCCAGATAAATCCAAAATTGTGGCCGTCGTCAATATCAAACTCAGCCGAGCTAATAGATGCCGCGATAGCAGTGGCAGTACCGGTCTGATTGTCATCGTTGCCTTGCTCATGGTTTACCAAGTTGTAGCTGTAAGTGGCAGCCAAAGGATAATCGCGCAGACCGGAGTCCAGCCATGCTGTGCGGCCCAGCGTCCCGTAGTACCAGATGTCTTCTGCGTAGTTGTAAATAACGTACTTGTCCACCGCTATGCTGCCGGAAGAGCAATAGAACCACCAGATTTCATTAAAGCCTTCGCTGGTTCCCGCAAAAATTTGCTGGTACTGAGAAGCGTTAATGTCACTAAAAATGTACTGACGCAAGTCGCAGCGTAAGGTTTGAACGCGACCGTCGTATTTGTAGAACTTGTCCACACCCATCCAATACACCACCCCCGAGGCGGTAGCTGTTGCATTTGGCCCAGCGATAGATATGTTATCTCCCAGAAGCTCACTCCTCCAAACAGCCGGAGCGCCAACGTACTGTAAGGAGTAAATGGCCGAATCTGACCACACCACAATTTCTTGACGGGTTTGCAGGCAACTGACCAGTTCCGATCCGTGCGAGAACTGCACGCTACCCGCTTGGTTAGTGGCCGCAGGAGTCCAATTGACGGCACTCTCTTGGTCAGACCACCGAATTAGCATGGGGTTTTGAGTGACCGAGCCGTAGTCGTTGCACCCAAATGCAAAAACAAACCTGCTGATGTCTGACACAAAAATAAACTTTTGCACCGTGGGCACGCTTGACGCGCCGTTTAAATATTGCAGCGGTACACCTCGGGTAGCTACGCCTGTTGTTGCGTCCCAATAATAGATGCCGCCGTCACGGGGTGCAAAAATTAAATCTTCGCCAAAGTTGGACTGGCTCCACAGGCGCATACTGACTGAAGACGATCCGCCAGTGCCCCATACGCCAGTGCCCCACGGCCCCGCGCCCCAACCGGTCAGTGGAATTTGATACTCTGGCCCGACGTTAATTTGATACGCAGCGGAAACCGTACCGCCTCCGGGAGAGCCTGACACATCAGTAGCGTTGGCATTGACGCCAACAGTGATTGTGTATGCGTTTGCGCTTACCACTGTAACTTGGTACTCTTGGTTCAGCACGGTAGCCGTGATGTTCCCGCCAAGACCCGTAGCGCCGCTAAAGGTCACAAAGTCTCCGGTGACGCAGCCGTGGGCCGCATCTGTTACCGTGACAACGGACGACCCCAAGGTCGCGGTAAATGGATTTGTCAGTGCGACATTGAACTTTGTGTAGGTAGCGGAAACAGTGCCGCCGCCGCCAGTTACTGTAGAGGTTGCGGTGGTAAACAGAGTGATCGTGTAGTCATCAGCACTGATGACCGTTACCTTGTGGTTTGTATTGAGTAACTCCGCCGAGATGCCACCAACCGCAACCGCGCCAGAAAATGTAGCCACATCCCCTGTTTTTAAACCGTGGGCCGTGTCGTTTACATTGATGACGGCTGAGCCAGATACGGTGTCAAATGGGTTGGTCAGTGATACGGGTGCTTCCGTGTATGAGCGCAGCGGAGTAATGTCGTTGTATGCCCCGCCTTTTTCAATATAAAACTTCAAGTTTGTACCGACGCCAACCAGATTAAGGTTGCCAAGGGTTACCCAGTTCCACAGGGAACGGCAAACACCAAGAAATATGCTTGCCGAGATACGCTGCCATCCACCGATTTTCTCCGGAGTTCCAGAGCGAAACCGCACCTTTTCAGACTCGTACCAACCCCCAACAACCTGCGTGGCGGAGCCTACCGGGCCAAGAGTTTCGGATGCGTAGCGGGTGTTTTCGCGTGCAACACCGGGTCTAAAAAGAAGTTTTTTAAGCGGCATGGGTTAATCCAATAGGGCGCATTCAGCAGCACGCCGTTTTAACAGGCCCGGTAAAACTTTACCGCCACCCTTAGTCCAGAGCATCAGTTGTTCTTTGGCCCCTTCCCAGTCGTTGGCGTTGATTTTCCTCTTTAATGTGCTTGTTTGCAAGCGGCCAATTCCGAGGTTGTAGCAGAAGTCTACGATGGCATTGCACTTGCGGACATCTGTAATCAGGCCGGGGCAGTGGCGCAGAGCGCCGGGCAGGTACGTGTGCTCAAGCTCAATCATCAAAAGTGCCCGTGCCGTGGGCTCGTCCATCGGCGGGTCTTCCAAAGTTACCTTGCGTTTGTCTGCGTAGTAGGTAGAGCCGTAGCCAATTGTTGCCACGTTAGCCGGACAAAGATACGGTTTGGCCCGATACCCCTCAAACCGGCGGCATAGTTCGGCGGCAAGCTCTAGGTTCATAAACCACGCTTGGCTAAGGTTCTGTCAAGGAACCAGTAGTTAATTGTCCCGGCCAGCAGTGCGGAGAAGTCAGCCGTCATCATGGTCTTAAACACCTCAACAGGAGGAGCACCGGCAAGCCAAGCGTTGTATGCAAACCACACATGGATGAACGACCAAATAAACAGCACCCAGTAAGTAATGACGGGACGCACCGAAGCCGACAAAGAAGCTACCCAGCCGCCTGCGGATTTGACCATCTCGGCCTGCTGAATGATGGCGTTGTTGAACGCATCCATAACACCCACGTCAACCGCAGCCTCGCGGTTAGCGCCAATCTCAGCCAACTTCTGCTGGCCTCGCAGGGTTTCCAGTTCGCACTGGCGGCTGAACATGTTTAGCTCATGCTCCCGCTCGTTCTTGCGGTCGAAGAACTTTATGACTTCAGGAGCCAGTCGAAAGGCTCCCCCGATTAAGGAGCCAAAAATGCCGCCGCCAAGAATTTCAAACATTACGGAGTCTCAGGCCAGTCAATTGTCCAAGGAAACCCTGCTTGTGCGGTGATGTCACGCAGTGCTTGGCGATATGTAGCCCATGCAGCTTTGTCTACCGGAGCATCAGCCACTTGTGTCCAGTCGCTTTCCTTGAGCTTCTCACCACGAGTTGTGCGTACAGACTTGGCCTGCTCTGCGTCCTTCATAGCGCGGTAAGCGGTTTCTTGCTCGGTGGCAGTGGTCTCTCCGTCAGTGAAGACAGGGCCAAGGATGTGCTTGGTGTACCACTTGCCATCAATCTGTTCAACACCAGAAGGCATGGAGAACTGATAGACCGTACCGCCTGTTGCTTGTGGGCCTTCAAAGACCGCATCAGCGCCAAGAGCCTCAAGGACTTCAGTTGTTGTTGTTTCCCATGAAGGCCCCCCGTTAGCTTTGATGTGTGTACGGAACTCAGCCTCGTACATGACTTGACCGTCTTGTGTTCTGATTTGCATGATTGTTCCTTATGCGATTGCCAAGAAGACGTAGGTAGCAGCACTTACATTGATTGCCGCCAAAATAGTTGAGTTCAATGCAAAACCCGTTGCAACTGTTGTAACAGAACCAAGTGTTGCCACTTCAGCCGCTGTGCTGTTTGTCAGCCAGTAAGGGTCTGTCATTGCCGTCATGCCACGGGCTGTGTCGTAGACGTACCAATCACCAGCAGCATCCGCACGTTTAATAAGTACAAACCTTGCACCAGCCGTTATCGCGCAGTTAATAGTTTGTGTTGTTCCATTGCCTGTATAGGTTCCCACTTTAGAAACGCCGGGGCAAGTTGCAAATAGGTAGGCAATATATGTTCCAGTACCCGCATTTACATCCCCAGAACCTCCGAGCGTAAACACAGAAGATGTTGGCGCAATGTAATTAGTGCCATCTCCAAAAAATACAGCTAGGCTTGTTGACGAAAAAACAAGGGAGCCATTAAATCTGCTAGTTTGACTTAAAGCGGTTGAAAGAACTCGCCACTCTTGCACTCTGTTTCTAGACCGAACAATTATTAATTCTGGAGCAACAGTCAGATTATGATTTACAGCAAGAGTTGTTCCGTTTCCTGAATAGCAAACAACATCCATAAAAGATGGCGCACGTTTAAACAAATAATTGATATATGTATTCGCGCTGGCATTGGTAATGGTTGATGTTGTACCAACTTTTACACCATCCATAACATCCCAAGGATTGGCTTGCAATATAGTAACCCCTGCTGATGCTGATGCCGCCGTGCTTGATGTCGCATTATATTCAGTGCCAATAAGTCTTGCTGAAAATAAAGAGGCATCTGTCGAGCCACGATTTTTTATTAACACTGCGTCATCAGTCTGCCCACCAGTAACCGTAGCATTTGCGTCTGTACCAGTACGAGCGTTTAAACCGAACACACTTGTACCAGTTGTTGGCACTTTCATCGGGCCACGGCGTATGGCTATGTAGATGTAGATAGAAGCGTTGGTGTTGACTTGAGTGCTGGTAGAGGTAATTTGAAAGCCCGTAGACGTTGGGCTAACGTATTCAACAGAAGTCTCAGCACTACTTGAATTAGCTTGCAGAGTTGAATCAGCAATAGCAACTGGCATACCTCTCATATTATCAATAATTTGCCAGTCACCAGTGCCTGTGGAGTTTTTTACCATTAGCCACTGCGGCTCATAACCAAGGCTAATCACGGGGCCAGTTGCAGAGCCATTACCCGTGTAACTCCCACACGAAACCACGTTGTCTGTACCCGTCAGGCCAAAACCCCCTGCGTCATGAGCAAATAAATAGGCAACGTAAGTCGTACCATTACGATTAACGCCCCCATCGGTTCCCAAACTAAACACCGTGCTTGTTGGTGTGGTGCTATTCCACTTCGTTGCACCCGTGGTTGCCTGCGCCGTGCTGCCTAAATTCAAATATTGTGTGTTGGCAAGACTTCGGTGATATACATTCCAATCGTCTCCGGCGCTTGAACTCTTGACAATAATGCAACCCGGAACTGAGCCAAGGTTGTGTGCAATAGTTCGGTTTGCTCCAGTACCTGTATAAGTCACAACATCAAAAAACTTTGGTTGCTCTCTGAATGTCCATGAGACGTAAGTTGCCGTATTGGTGTTTAATTTTGCCAAAGCCCCGATAGAAAATCCAGTAGAACCAAATGCAGTTAAACCGGTAGCTTGTGTAGTTTGTGCCGCTGCACTATTTGATACCAAATCAAAAGTTGCGCCTCGTGCTGTGTCATATAGCGCATGGTCAGTTGCCCCTGACCTACCTTTTATCCACACCAATCCACCTTTACCAGACAAATCAATGCCATTAGTAATCGTCTGTGTAGAGCCGTTGCCTGTGTACAACCAAGTCGCAAACACTTCTTCAATATACGCTGGCACAACAGCCGCACCACCACCAAAGGCATCGTAACTAGCTGCACCGCTTGTTGCTTGTAATGGCATGGTTTACGCCTTAAATTGTGTGTTGCTTGCCAAGACGGTAAAGGTTGCACTGCCTGTTTTGATAATGAGGTAGCGGTAGCTATCAATGCCACTAGCGTTGCCAGCAGCGGGAGCGCCACCCAACCAGCGTGTAGTCACACCAGATGTTGTACCGTCAACCTGTACAGCAGAGTTGTAGTAGGCTGTAGCGCCTTGAGTAACCAAGAAAGCAACAGTCATGGACTGGCCTGTTGACATCAGTGTGTCCAACGATGTGCCGCTAGAGCCACGGAAGTTCACTGTCCAGTTAGCACTAGCGTTGCTGGTGTAATACAGAACAGACTGAGTTGTGATGTCGTAGTTAATCGTGCCTGTAGCTGCTGTGGCGGAGACTGTGGTGACTTCTGCTGCATCGTTTAGAACAATGGCTTGCGCTGAAGATGTCCCGGTAAAAGTTTGTGTTGCTGTAAACGTAGTTGCTGTACCGGGAGCCACGTAGTCCGTGCCAGCAACAGCGGCAGAGATTGCCGTAGCGTTGCCTTTCAACACGCCTGTAATGGATGTTGATAAAGTCAGCGCGGGGGTAGCACCTCCCGAACTTGTACCTGCAAGACCGTTGGCGGAGACAACAGAAACTGCTGTCACCGTTCCAGTGGCGGTAGCACTGGTAGCAACCTTGACAAAGTCAGAGCCGTTCCATGCGGCCAAGCACTTCTCTCCAGACACAATCGTCACACCAGTCGTGGGGCCTGCGCCGCGCAGCACAACAGAGCCCGTACCGGCGTTAATGACGATGTAGGGCTTGCTCTGCGCTGGCGCCGTGATGTTGCGAGTGGTTGCCCCATTGCTTGCTGTCCAGAGAATGATTGCTTGACGGGCTTGGTTTGCCGCAAGGACTGTGGTGGTCAGCGTAACGTCTGCATCTGAACTAAGCGTTGTGGTTCCAGCAACAGCCGAATCGACCAGAGAAGTAATTGAGTCGTTGACAACATCGCCCCATGTGCCGTCAAGTTCGCCTTCGACCGGCAGTGCCAGTCCAAGCAGCGTGGTATTTCCTGTAGGCATTTAAATACTCCTAAGTGACAATTTCCTGCCAAGCAGGGTTTTGTGCGTCGTTAACATTCGCCCAATCGGGCGTTTGTGGGTTGTTGATATTTTGCCAGTTTGCCGCCTGCGTGTCATCAGCTAAGCTCCAATTAGCGGATTGATTGTCGTTAATATTTTGCCACTCAGCGTTCTCGGCGTCATTAATCAGACTCCAGTAGAAAACGCCAAGCTGCCCAACACTACCTGTGGCCGTAACGCCCGTTACGGACGGATTAAATGTTACGGTGTTGACAGACCCAGTGGCCGTAACGCGGCTTAGCGTAACAGTTACGCCGCCATTTGCAATTGACCCAACCGAGCCCGTAGCGGTTACACCAGACAGGGCGGGCGCGACAACGGCGGCAACACTTCCTACAGACCCTACAGCAAGAACGCCCGTAACATTGCGTACGGTTGCCGAGGTAACGGTGCCCGCCGATCCCGCAGCGGATACGCCAGACAGAAAACCGGCAAGAGAGGCCTTCACCGATCCGACTGAACCTGTTGCCGTTACCCCTATTATCGGCGGACTTACCTGACCAACTGTGCCTATCGCCGTGACACCAACCAAACCAACAGTAACGCTCGGGGAAACCGTGCCGAGCGGGTTAGTAGTTCCGCCCCAAACGCCCGTGCCCCAGCCTCCATAACCCCAAGAACTCCCCGTAGATACCCCGGAAAGAACGCCGTCCTGCTGTTTATTTACACTGCCTGCTGCGCCCGTGGCTGTTACGCCTGCGCCGGAAGCGGATATTCCCGGCAGCCCGCCGTACGGTGTTTCAGCAAATGCCGATATTCCGAACATGGTTTACGCCCATGTTCCGACGGATGTGTTAGCTCCTGCGGCCCCGATGGGGTATATTAAAAAGTAAGCGCCAGATGCTGTGGTGTATGCACCGCCCGGCGCTGCGCTTAATTTATATTGTGGGATAAAAGTTCCACCCGAGTTGACTGACACGGTTCCTTTTAAAAGGGTTTGATCGTAATACGAAGCGTTACTTCTTGTTCCCGTCACAACAGTTGCCGTTGCTACTTGAGAATAAACCCAGCCATTAGGAGAGGAGGTTAGATCAGTAAATGAAGTTGTGCTGCCGCTGCGAAGTATGGTGTACCCAATATTATTAAGGGTAGCTGTTCCTGCAAATAAAAACGATAGGGTGTGGTTTGTTGTCCCAGCGGTTTTGCTCATGGGGAAAAAGGTTTCAAACTCATAGATTGTGCCGCCGGACAAAGTAACACCAACTCCAAAAATATTTTGCGCCACACTTGAATTTGCCCCCGGTAGCGCCGAATTTAGTCTGTAATATTGCATCCCCGGCACCACACCGCGCTGCTCTCCCTGCGGAGTTGCGTACAAAACTTTGCCGTCATACTCCATCGCCCCGGCCAACGCTGATGTCAGGTTTGTGCCAGCTTGAAAATCCAAAGGTGGCACTGTGGTCGTGCCTGCGGTCAGCGTCAGGATATTTGAGCCATCACGCAACACTGATCGGGACGATGGCCCCGTCAAAAATACGTTAGAAACACCGGAAAGCGTAATGGGGCTGCCTGCATTGGATGATGCAAGGATGGTTGTTCTGGCAAGTGTCGGGCCCGAAGTCGAGTATGTACCAATACCCGACTCCCAATTACTCCCGCTGGTCAGCGTGTAATAGGTGGTGTTTCCGTTACCAACTACAGCAAAAGTCTGAAACCCGGTAACAGCGCCGGCAAGCGTGATCGTGCCAGTACCAGTCGTTACCGTGGTTTCTTGGACGCGATCCGCAAGTACGAGCGCCATGACTGCGCCTTAAGCAAGGTTCAACAGAGCAGTGCCGGGAGCGTTGGTAGGCATTGTCAGTGTAAACGTGCCAGCAGTCACAGTCTGTGATCCAAAGGTGTGGACGCTAACAGCGCGGTTGGTTTGCGTGCTGTTGTAGATCAGGACGGTGTCAAACGCCGTGGTGATGGTCACGTTGGAATACACCAAACTGCCCGAGGGCGTCCAGTATGCCGTAGTGCCACCTGTGGCCGGGGCCGTTGCATTGGTGACCGTCACGCCGCCAGCAGCGTAGTTTGTGCCAACAACCTCATCAGTTGTGGAGTACACAGTTGTGCCTGCGCCCAAAGAACCTGTTGCGTAATACAAAGCGCCTTTAAAAGTGTCTGCGCCTGTGCCAGCGCGGACTACAGTAACACCAAAATTGTGCAGCGCTTGAAGGATTTCGCCCTTGAACGATGTGGTCATTG